ATCGACTCGTATTTTTCTTTAATCTCGACCTTGTTTTCGGTCTCGAAGGTCGTCACGTTGCCGACGGCTTGCTGCCCCGTGCGGTTGCCGTTGGCGTCGAAATTATCGATGTAAAGCATTCCGCGGCCGAGCAGCACATTCGCGGCATTCGGCGCGGTGTTATAGGGTCCTACGATTGCGGTCATTTTAGAAAACTCCTCAAGTTAAGAAACAGTCGCGCCGAAAAAAACCTATTGGGTCCGCGTCGGATCCGTCTTGATCGTCGAGTACAGCACGCGGAAATCGATTTGCAAAAGCGTGTAGGGCTGATCCTCGGCGGCGTATTGCCACTCGAGCAGCGCCTCATAGCAGTCCTCCGCGAGGCCGCCGAACTGCGCGCCGCCGAGCTGCTGCCCGATCCAAACATAGAGCGGATCCATCGTCGCGCGGGCCGCGAGCGCCACGGTCGCCGCGATCCGCACCTCGACGCGCAGGGTAAACGTGCGCTTGACGAAGTAGGACCATCGGCCTTCTTTTTCCGTCTCGGCCTCCTCGCGGATCTCGAAAACGGAGATCGCCGGGAGCTCGCCGGCGGTGTAGCTCTCGAGGCGCGTGTCGTCCGCAGTCGGGACGCCCACGGGCGGCGAGGCATTGATCGCGGCAATCGCCGCGGAAACTATTTGCGAGCGGACGGACGCGGTCATATGACGCGCTCGCAAAGCAATTTGGTTAAGGCGCCGTCGCCCTCTTGATTCTGGTCGCGCAGCCGCATCGAGACGCCGTCGACGGTGAGGAGGTGCTTATTTTTCAGGTTCGCCGGGAGCTTGCTCGTTTGCACGGTGACGACGATCTCAGTCCCCGAGACGCCCGAGACGCCCTGGCTTAGGAGGACGTCTTTCCCGATGTAGTCGACGATCCCGACGGTCGTCGTCGGCGGGGATCCTGCGATAACTACGGCGACGCCGAAATCCGCCATCATGGCCGGGATATCTGCGTCGCCGTAGAAACCTGTTAGCACCTCGCCGGCCTTAAACGACCGGGAAGTACACGAGCGAGGCGGCGACCGGGAACGCCGGCGAGCTCGTCCCGCCGACGGTAACGACCGCGCGGACGTATTTCCCGCACGCGCCCGGCGTGAAAGGAATGAGCTGATTTGTCGCGACGGTGGTCGTCTGCGTTGCGACCGCTCCCGGGATATCCGTATACGTCGAATTGTCGTCGCTCGATTGGAGCTTAAAGTCGAGCGTCGGATTCGTCCCGGCGGTCGCTGCTCCGACCTGAAGGACCGCGGCGGCCTGCCCGCGCGCCGGCGCAATCAATACGCCGGTTTCGTTCGCGGTCGCGGTGATGCTCGCGGCCGCGAGTAACAGCGCGGCTTTGCCGGCCGTCAAAACATGGGTTTCTTGCAAGTTCATTTCAGTTTCCTCTTAAAAGGTTTGGGATCGCGGTTTAACGGACGAGGATCACGCGACACGGGCTCGGTCGCCGGCGCGTGATCCTCTGCAGTTGGGAGCCGAGCTTTCCCGAGAGCGATCGCGGTATTCGCGACACTCGGGGACACGTCGACGAGCTCGCCAGGACGGGCCGCATATCCAGGCCTCGAGATGAAACCCTCGAGGATAAGGATCCGGACCGTTGGCGCGACGTAGCTCGGCACGGCTTACGCCTGCAGGTTGATCGCGACGGAGAAGCTCACCGGATGGCGGACGGCGACGTCGCACATTTGGAAGCTCGTCACCTCGATGAGGCCTTGCTTCTTTTTGCTGTACGGGTCGACGATGAGCTCCATAGCGCCGCCAAACTGGCCGATCAAAAGATCCGCCCAGTTGCCGAAAATGAGACCGTGATCGGTCCCGCCGGTCGGAGCGCCGCCCGAGCCCAAGGTTTTCGAAACCTGATTGGTCGCACGCGCGACAAACCCGTCCATTTCTCCCTCGAGGATCGTGCCATTCCAGAGGACGCCGCCCTGCGCGATCGCCGCGCTCGGAAACTTGAGCGTGTTTTTCGCATCGGCCGCGATCGAGGGAGTCGTCAAGAATCCCAAGGTCCCGAGCAGCGCGTTAGACGCTGCGACGATGCGCTCCATTTCAACGGCGCCGGTGTACGCGATTTTATTCGAGGTTCCGAAAGAGGAGCTCGAAAAGTCGACCGTGTTCACATTCGGGCTGTTGTAAATGCCGAGGGGCTGGTTATCGGTCCCGGTCCCGTGGATCGCGGCTAAGTCCCACGCCAGGCCGTGAGCCGCGGCGATCGAGCCGCGGACCATGACCTCGACGTCAACGGAAGATTGCACGAGCAATTGCCGGCTGTAGGCGGTCGAGGCCTGCAGCGTGCGCGGTGTGAGCGTGACCAAGTCCGTTTTCACATTCGAGCCCGACATGTCCGAGCCCGGATTCTCTTGCACCCATGAGGCGGTGACGTCCTGCGTTTGGCGCGGGAATGAGATCGGGGAGCTCAAGCCGGTGAGGACTTTCGCGCCCATTTTCACGGTCAGCGCGATATTGCGCAGGATCTCGATGAGCTCGCCGCCGTATTCGGTGTAAACGACCTCTTTCAAAGCGTTGGCCGTTACCGAGTCGATCACGCCGGTCCGCATGAACATCTCGAGGCCGGCGCGCGCTTGTGCGCTGATACCGGGACCGCCGGCGGAGCTGGCGATCGCCGCACGCCCTGCAGCGGCGCGGAGCGAGGTCGGGACGAACAAGCCGCCGTGGCGCTTGTAGCTTCCCGGCATCGTGCGCTCGATCTGCTCCGAGACCTCGAGCTCGAGGCAGTTCGCCGGACGGCGTCCCTCGGCCTGGTCGGCGGCGATCGCGATCGCGCGAGCGTAGGAATACTCCCGCGCCTCTTTTGCCGGGAGATCGAGACCCGTGCCGCCGGCCGGCTTGGTCAAGGTGTCCTCGCGCGTGCCCTTGGCCTCGAGAATGATCTCGCGGACCTGGTCGAGCGTGTGCCCGGCGTCGAGCCACTCGGCCGTCTTATCGGCCATGCCATGCTGTGAAGCGAGCCGCGCGATTGCCGCGGGGAGTTTTGCTTTAGCTGCCGCGGCCGCATCGGCCGCCGCTCGTGCGGTGTCATCCATCGTCTTAACCTCCAGTTGTACCGCGTGCGGCGGCGTGATTGTCGAACGTACTGAAACGGGAAATTCGGGATCGGTCGCGCGTGCTTTCACGCCGACAGAATGATCGGCCGGAACGGGCGCGAGCGAGCCCTCGAGCGGCGTCCAGCGCTTCGCCGTGTAGGCGTCGCCGGCGTTCGCATCGCCCGGCGTGTATTCGTAGGATTCGACCGAATAGCCGACCGAGACCTCGCGCAGGCCTTCGTCGACCATCGTCCTTTTTTCCTGCGCCGCCGGCGTCGAGAAAAAGCGCATTTGGCCGGAGAGCTTGCCGCCCTTGGTCGAGAGGTTCGAAATCCGGCCGATCGGTTGCGAGCTGTCATGATTCCACAACAGATTGAGGCCGGTCGCCGCGCGATCCAGATTGACGGCGCCTTTCGAGTGATCGAGCGTTTCGGTGTACCAGCCGCGATTGATCGGCGTGTCGCTCGAGAGCGAAATGTCATAAAGCTCGGCGTCGTCGAGCTCATCGTCGCCGGCCTGAGCCGCCGGATCCGCATCGTTTCGTTTCGCTTTGAGCTCGAGCGATGCTTGCGCGGTCGGCTTGCGTCGCGTGATTGTCGCGACGAGGTCGACGTGCTGCATGGGGAGCAGCGTCGGGAGCTTGTCTTTTTGGTCCATCGGTTAACCCTCGTTGGCGTACAAAATTGATACACGGCGCAGGCGCTCCGCGTTGCGCTCGGCTCGCGCCTTTCGCGCCTGCAGGATCGCGACCACGCGCAGGGACTTTTTGCCGCCGGCCGCATCGTCGCCGCCGGCGGCGTTTTGCTCGTCGATTTCCTCGGCGTTTTTCGCGGTGTCGCCGGCTTGCGCGCCGCCAGGGACGCCGAGGCCGGTCAAAATGAGACCGAGCTCCTCGATAATTTCCTGCTCCTCGGCGAGCTCCTCGGCGATTTCCTCAAAGTCGTCGCCTTGCTCGGCGCACACACGCGCGCGCGAGTTAAGGCCGTTATCGATCTCAGCGACCGAGGCGTTTACGTCTTTGAGCGGGTCGACCCACTGCCAGCCGCGCGGGACGAATGTCACCTCATAAAATGCGCTCATCGGGCGGGAGTCGAGGATCAATTGACCGGAGAGCGTCGCAAACGTGAGCCATTCGCAATAAAGAGGCTGCAAAATTTGCGAGATCACGCGCCCCTGCAGGGTGCGCCACTCGTCGCGCTCGACCAGCATCGCGGCGCGGATGCTCGAGTAATTCACGCCCTCGAGATCATCGGCGAGCGTGTTGTAGCCGACGCCCAAACCGGCGGCAATCCATCGCTGAATTGCTTTTAAAAAGTTGGGGAACGCAACGGCGGGATGCTCCGGATTCCATTCCTTGAACTCAAACCCGGGCGGGAGCTCCTCGAAAGTGCCGGGAGCCGCTTCCATTTCGAGCTTCGCTTTCGGATTCTCGGCGTCTGAGATCGGCGGCTCGGAGTCGGCGGCGTTCTTTTGCTGGAAAAAGCCCATTTTCGAGGCGCCGATGCGCGCGGCGATTACCTCGGCCTCGACATACCCGTCGAGCATTTTCGCCGGCATCATGACCGCGTTTAGCCACGTCGTGCCGCGCGATTGGTTCGCCCGCTCCGGATCATAAAAATGGATGATCTCATCGGCCGGGATCCGGATCCTTTTCCGCGGAACGCTGTTTAAAAGGTCCGTCGGATGGCGGTCCCAAAACCAATATGCGACCGGGCGCGAATAGGCATCGATCTCGACGCCTAGGCGGATCTCGTTCGTCCCGACGCCGGGAGCTTGGA